GTAGCTCCCGCTCCACCTGCGCCCAGCGCCGGGCCATCTGCGCCATCTGCGCTGTCTCACGCTGCAAGAGCGCCTGCCGATGCTGGCGCACCGCCTGCACTACCAGCGGGTCAGCCATCGGTGGCCACGCCTCCCCGATCGAACCGCTCCTGCGCCGCCATCAGGGCCTGGCCCAGGCTGCGCTCCTGCCCCGCCCGCTCCTCCTCCTGCTCGGCGGCGATCTGCTCGATCTCGGCGTCGGTGAGGCCCTCTAGGCGCAGCGCCGAGCGCAGGGGCACTCCGGCCCCCACGCGCATCTGCGTGATCTCCGCCCCGGTGCGCGGCTGGATCGTCTCGGGCCGGTCATACAGCGGCGTGACATCGCTGGGCGGCACCGTCTGGCCCATCACCTGCAGGGCGAAGCTCATCGCCCGCTGCCAGGTGGGTATGAACGAGTCAATCCGGTCCTGTGCCTTCTTGTTCAGCGGCCCCTCCATGGCGATCAGGGCCTCGCCGGACAGGCTGGCACCCGCCTCACCCAGGAAGTAGTGCCGCGGCGTGCGGCTGATGGTGCCGATGGCCACGCTGAGGTTGTCGATGGCCGCCAGGTAGTTGCCCAGGTCCGTGGCGTTGAACTGCCCCACCGAGGTAGGCTGCCCCTCGCCGTCGCCGGCGGGCAGCTCCCAGATGCGGTTGGGGGCGTTGCGCAGCGGCTCGTCGCCCGGCGCCAGGCCCATCTGCTGAATCACCCAGCGCTGGGGGAAGGCTCCGTACTCCGCCGCGACCATCATGTCGGCCAGCAGCTTGTTCACCGCGTTCTGCAGCGGGATGACGTTGACCAGCTCGCCTTTGACCAGGCGGCGCTGCGGCCGGAAGTGGAAGACGGGGATCACGCCGTACTCGTTGGTCGCCGGCGGCTGCTCCTCGGTCAGGTCCTTGTGTGAGCTGACCTGATCGGCCCGCTTGGAACTGATGTAGTATTCCAGCCGGTCCCGGTAGTACAGCGTCAGGCGCCGCTTGGCCTCGTCGTCTACCCACCACTTAGCCGCCCAGGCCAGCTCCCGGGGGTTCTCAGCGGCGTAGTGCGCGTAGCACATGCGCGGGTCGTTGTAGTGCGCCTGGGGCACCCCGGCCTCGTCGGGCCAGATGATCAGGAACGCCTCGCCTACCACCAGGGCCGCCTCATGCACGTCGTCGCTGGTCAGGTTGATCTCGCCCAGGTCCCACAGTTCCTCGAGCACGGCCTGCACCGGCTCGTTCTGATGCTCGAAGCCGGTCAGGTTCACCCGGTCTTTGAGCGAGTCCACCACCACCGCGCACCAGTTCTCGCTGAAGCGCGTGTCCAGGTCGCGGAAGATGTCTCGCAGGCGGGTGCTGGTATACGCCAGGGGCTGGTCGCCGTCGTAGTAGCCCCACAGGCTGCCCTGTGGCTGCTGCTTGACCCGCAGGGCGTTGAAGGCCCGCGCCAGGTCGGAGGTGGCCTCCTCGGCGTGGGCGGTGCTCATTAGCTCGGCTGTGGTGGTAGGCATACTCACCCCTGATACTGCCGCGTGGTCTGGCGGGAGCGCTGCTGGAGTCGCAGCAGGTCATCGAAGGCGCCGCTGCAGGTGTCTACCTGGTCGTCGTGAGCGCCGTGGGGGAACGCGCACAGCTCGTCGAGCAGGGCCCGGTTCCAGAGACCCTTGACCAGCCGCACGTTGCCCGCCTCAGCCTGGGCCGCGAACGGCCCGGCCCGTAGGGTCTTCTCGCCCGTGCTGCGCCGCCCGCGGTAGTCGAACCCACGTAGCTTGCCCGCCCGGGTGGTAACTACGGCCTTCCCCGCGCTGCCCGGCTCCTGCTCCTCGCGAATACGCACTTGGGCACCGTCGGTCTGCGCCGTTTGTAGAATCAGCTGCTCTACCCCCGCCGGGGAGAGCTGGTCGCGCTGGACGTCCTCGATGTAGAATACGCCGTCGGACGTTAGGGCCATGCACAGCCCCACCGTGTAGTCGCCCCCCGCCTCCGTGGACGCGGCATCCCAGCGGCGCACCCTCACCGCCTGAGCCGGCGCCGCCTCCACGATGGGGAACCACTCTCGCTTGAAGAAGCCGCCCTCCCGCGCCGAGGGGCGCTGCTGGTACAGCGCGTTCCACCAGTAGCTGCCCAGGTTGGTCTTCCGCTCAGCCAGGGCCGCGGTGTCGAACCGCGCCGGCCACAGCGGAGCCCCCGGCTCTCGGCCCAGCGGATCCTGCTCCTCAGCCAGAGCCGGCAGGTTCACGACCGCCCAGTCGTCGGGGGCCTGTCCCAGCAGCCGGCCCGCCAGATCGTCCTCATGCCAGCGGGTCTGAATCAGCAGTTGCCAGCAGCCCGGCTCCACACGGGTCAGCGCCGTGGACAGATACCACTCCCAGGTCCGATCCCGGTAGGTCTGGCTGTTGGCCTCCTCAGCGTTCTTCACCGGGTCGTCAATGAGCAGATGCCCGCCACGCCCTGTGATCGCCCCGCCTACCCCGGCGGTGATCATGCCGCCTCCATGCCCCTCCACCTGCCACTCGGAGACCGAGGAGACCGCGGCGCGAACGCCATGAGCGAAGAGGCCCTGGGCGTGGGCCTCATTGAGCGAGTCGCGCACCTTGCGGCCCCAGGAGGCGGCGAACGTCGCCTCGTAGCTCGACAGGATAATGCGCTCCTCGGGGAAGTGCCCCAGGAACCACGTCGGGAACCAGTGCGAGCAGGTCTCCGACTTGCCGTGTCGCGGGGGCATGGTCACCAGGACTCGCGAATGTAGCCCGGCCACCATCTCCAGCAGGACACGCTCAAGCAGGACTAGGTGGCGAGGACGCCGCCAGCGGCCTCTAGTCAGCGCCCGGGCCAGAATCAGGGGGCTCGCCGCCTGCGGAGCTTCCCTCAGCGGGGCATTCATCATCGTCGGGAGGGCAGAGCCGGTCCCATACTCTGAAGAGAAGCTCTCTGCCGTCGTCATCATGGATCAGCTCGGTCAGGGACAGGGAGTGTCGGTGCTCATGGCGCATCGGCCCGCCCTCGGCCCCGGTGATTTCGTGGCGGTCAGCTAGCGGCTCCTCCGCCAACTGGAAGTACAGCTTCGTCATGCGCTCCAGGCTCAGCGCATCAACCGCTAGTATCGCGCCCCGGTCCTTCTTCAGCCGTTCGACATACCACGTTGAGTCGGCCTCTATAGCGGCTAGCAGGCGCTTGCGGTGCGCCATCGTCCGTTGCCGGATCGCTGCGCGGAACTCTGCGGCCTCCTCAGCGATACGCTGTTTGCAGCGTTCCTGCCAGTTGTGCGCCGATGACCACTCGGCTATGGTGCGGGCATTGGTCGTCGGAACTGGCTGTCCGCTGTCACTTTGCCGCTGATACGCTGCCGCTAGATCGCGCTGGCTACGCGCCTCGCCCATCGCCCAGTAATCCTCGAAGGCTTGCAGGGCCGCCGGGGTCTCCTCCGGGGTCAGTTTGCAGTGTGCGCCAGGCATAGGCTATCCGGGGAAGTGCTCCCCTGTAGACTCCAGGATGGCGTGCTCGCCGGTCATCTGCTGCCAGCGGCGGATGGTGACGTCAACGTAGCGCGGCTCGATTTCGATGCCGTAGCAGACGCGGCCCGTTTGCTGGGCGGCGATGAGCGTCGTGCCGGAGCCGAGGAAGGGGTCGAAGATGGTATCGCCCGGCGCGCTAGAGTTCTCTATCGCACGCGCACAAAGCTCTACCGGCTTCATGCACGGATGCAAGCCCTCGTGGCTCCGGCTGGCCTCCCACACATCCGATTGGTCGGGAAACGAGCGGCTCCCCCAATACGCCAAGAACTCGTGCTGATGCCTGTACCCGTGCCCCATGCCCATCTGCGACTTCACCCACACGATGCAGTTGTCGGGAATCCCCAATGCCTCCAGCAGATTCCCCCAAGTATTCCACTGCCCCCACACATAACGCTCGGGAATGGCCCCCAGCGCAGCGAGTGACCCGTACAGTAGGCCCGCCGAGCTATCATCGCCCTCGATGCGCCAATCCCGCCCACGTGCTCGCGCCAGATTTCTGTCGAGTCCGTATGGCGGGTCGGTCAGCAGAAGCGCGGGGGTTGGACCTGCGATGCGGTCGTCCGTCGCCACCGTGCTGTCCCCGCACAGCACCCGATGCTTGCCCAGCAGCCACAGGTCGCCCGGCTGCGTGATGGCTTCCTCCTGCACCTCCGGCGCGCCGGGGTCCTCCAGCCTCGGCTCCGTCACCCCGCGCAGCAGGTCCTCGATCTCCGCGTCGGTGTACGCCGCCGGCTGGTGCGCCGTCCCCTGCAAGTCCGCCAGTAGCTCCAGCAGCGCCTCCTGGTTGTCCTCCGCGTGCAGCGCCAGGGCGTTGTCGTCAATCAGTATCTGCTGCGCCCGCTCGTCAGAGACTTCCAGCACCATAGCGAGGATGGTCTCCGCGCCTGCCTGCTTGGCCGCCTCCACTACGCCGTGCCCGGCGATGATGCGGTTCGTGCCCGCCTGCACCACGACGTTACGGTACTGGCCGTGCTGCTCCAGAGAGCGGGCTATGCGCTCAATCTGGTGCGCGGGGTGCCCCCGGTAGTTGCGGGGGTGCGGCACCAGGTCGGCAACGGGCAGTTCGGTGAGTTGGCCGGACAGCTTCGGCATGATCTCAGCCCAGCCCCCGTAGCAGGGCGCCCAGTTCATCCGGGGTCAGTTTGCAGTGTGCGCCAGGCATAGGCTATCCCTGCAATCGCTCCATGTAGCGCCGAGCCACCGCTCGACGATGCTGCGCTGTACCCTGATACCGCACCCGCCAGTTGGGAGGATCAGCATCAGCCCAGCCACGGCGCAATCGCGCCTCGTCACATGCCATGCTCAACCGCGCATCTTTCAGGCGGTGGGGAGGACGCGACGGCGCTATGATCTGTATCCGACGGGTAAGACCAGGACCGTGGAAGAACCAGCGCCGCCACTCGTCAAACCAGGTCCAATAGTCATCGCGCAACGGCAGTAAGCTCAACGGCGCTGCGGGCTGCGGAATGAAAGCGTGAAACCGACACATGATGCTGCCCTTGGGGATAGTGCGCTTGACCCGCAGGGTCAGCTCGCGTAAATCATCATAGTCCACCTCGGCCTCGCCGGGCAGCCCCACGATGAAGAACCAGGTCACGCCGACTCCCTGCGCCAGTATGCGCCCTGTGAGTTCCACCAACGCCTCGTTCGGCACCGGCTTGCCGACGGCTTGCCGCAGTCGCTCTGAAACCCCCTCCACGCCCAAGCGCACCGATCGCACCTGCCCCCGCAACTGATAGCCCGAGGCCACGAGCCGCTGCACACCCTCGAACGTCGCCGACATGTGCTGAGCTATGGGCAGCCCAGTCCAATCCACGTCGGCGGCGTCATTAGTGCTAACACAGATGCGTTCACCCTCTGCCGCCAGTTGTTGAGCAGCGGCGACCATCTGAGACCAGTGGGGATTGCGCCGATAGCAGCATTCCCAGCCAGTCTGACAGAACAGGCAACGCCGGCGGCATCCGCGCGTCGCCCAAACGCGCACGAACCCATCCTGGAACCGAATGGGCGGCAGGTCCCAGGGAAACTCGCTGGCGGGTATCACCTCGCGCGTCTCACCCGGCACCCAAGCGTAGGGGAGTGCCGCCGCAGCCTCCCAGCCCTCAGTTAGCAGACTGCGCAGGAACTCCGGACCTTCCCCGACACAGCACAGGTGCGCTAGGTCGTCAAACACCGCCGGGGCGTAGCAACCAGGACCACCTAGTACGAGGCGCTGGCGCTTCGGATTGAAACCATGCCGGCGCAGCAGCGTCTTCAGTTTCGGCTTGCTCTGCTGCGACTGCACTGATACCAGCCACACGTCGGCACGCTCCGGCGTCTCCAACACGACCCCCGCCCGCTCCAAGGCCCAGCGCAACCAGGTGGCACCCAGCCCCAGATGACCGGGGTCCCGGTAGCCAGGGTCAAGTACGCAGTACCGCATTTTCGTGTTCATCGCACCAGGCTGTGAAGAGAATCGTCAACTCGGCACCGAAGCTGCTGCCCTCCTGGAAGCGCGTGTTGAGCAGCGCCAGAACTCGCTGGTACAAGTCGCCATCTAGAGCCGCTTCAATATCACCCCAGACCAGCCGCGTTGCGTCAGAGGCGCGCAGCGAACCCCATGCTGATCCGCCACCATCCTGGTCCTCACCACCTGCCGCCGAGTAATCCAACATACGGGGGTAAGTCACCCCGCGCAGCAGGTCCTCTATCTCCGCATCGGTATACGCCGCCGGCTGGTGCGCTGTCCCCTGCAAGTCGGCCAGTAGCTCCAGCAGGGCCTCCTGGTTGTCCTCCGCGTGCTGCGCCAGGGCGTTGTCGTCAATCAGTATCTGCTGCGCCCGCTCGTCAGAGACTTCCAGCACGATGGCATGAATCGTCTCGTCTCCGGCGCGCTTGGCCGCCTCCACTACGCCGTGCCCGGCGATGATGCGGTTCGTGCCCGCCTGCACCACCACGGGGCGGTACTGGCCGTGCTGCTCCAGGGAGCGGGCTATGCGCTCGATCTGGTGCGCGGGATGCCCCCGGTAGTTGCGGGGGTGCGGCACTAGGTCGGCGAGGGGCAGTTCGGTGAGTTGGCCGGACAGCCTAGACATGCGCTTGCAGACTCTCCAGCCACCGCAGGCGCCCCTCGTGCTCGGCGCGGTGTGCCCCGCTCACTGCGCCCTGGTCGTCTACATCGAACAGGGCCACGAGTCGCTCGCGTTGCAGCGGGGGGTAGTGGCTTAGCAGTAGTTGCTCAGTCCCGGTACGATGGGCCTGTAGCAGAATGGCCCGCGCCACGATACGGTCCTCGCGGGTCGTCAGCGACAGCGACAGCGGGCAGCCTACGTCCAGAGGACAGTCCTGGGCCGGGACCTCTACGCCGGTGAACCGGCAGTGGTGCTCGCAGACTGGCCCCCGGCGAACCAGTTGGCGGTGCTCGCAGCGGTGGCAGTCCATGATAAAGTGCGGTGTCTCCCCCGCGGGGGTTCCTGTTTCGGTGTCTCCTCGCACGCGCGTCGCGCAAGGTTCCTGCTTCGTCGAGCCTTCCACCGCGCCGCCATCCTCGTCATGGCTCTCCGCAGGCGTCGTGTTCGGGCGGACACCGCCCTACAAAGTGCGCAGGCCCCCGCCGGAATGACGAGGGCCTGCTGAGAGGAGAGTGGATTGGAGACACAATAGCCCCAACCCAAGCTAAGACCAGTTTACCCGAAACTCTGAGGCTTGTCAACCCCCGTTTACAATGTCCACGCGCACCACGGCGCCCCGGTGGTGGCGGCGCAGCTCGGGCACCCGGCGCAGCAGAGCCCAGATCGAGCCGCACAGCCGCCGCAGGAAGTGCGCGTCCTCCGCGAGCTTCACCTGCACCCCCGCCAGCGGCATCCCCGGCTCCCAGTCCACGGGCCGGGGGATATCGGGCAGGGCGGGGTCGCCGGCGGGGGGAGGGTGGCCGGCCAGGGCCAGCTCCATCTGCCACACGATCCAGACGTACTGGCGGGCCTCGCGCATCTGTACTGGCGGCAGGTCGTGCGTTCCGCACAGCGGGCACAGTCGTTGCTGCATAGTCAGCCTCCTATCAGAGTCGAGACCAGACAGGCTCTGACGACCAGGGCAATGCCGGCCAGCGTGATCAGGCAGCCGATAGTCCGAATGGCGTTGGCGGCTTCAGGGGTCATGTGCTCACCTCCTGGGCCAGCTCAGCGATGCGGCCTCGAATCCACTCCCGCGGCTTGCCGGTGCGCGCCTCCGCGTCGTTGACCAGCATGATGATCCCCGCCGTCAGCAGGTGGTCGTCGGTTTCCCGCCACTCGCCCCGGGCCGGGGAGCGCTTGATGCGGGCGATCTGCTCCGCCGCTAGGTCCTCGGTCGGCGGGGGCTTGGGCGCAGGGGTGCGCCGCTTGGTGCGAGGCTTCGGCGGCTCGCACAGCTTGGGGGGCTGCTCGCTGGGCGGGACTGCTGACGGCTGCTGCGCATTGAGGCCCTTCGCCCGCAGGCGGGACAGGCGGCAGTTGATGGCATTGGACGACAGGGGCCGCCCGGCCAGCTTGGAGAGTCGCTCCGCGCAATACCGGATGGAGTGCCCTACCGCGTGCAGTTCCAGGAGCCGGGCGTCCAGGTCCTCCGTCCACAGGAAGCGCGTCGGGGCATCCCCGGCGGCGCTGTGCGGCTCTCTGCGCGTCGTTTGGGCCTTGGCTGGGGATTTACTCCGCTTCACAGGGGGCGGCGGCTCCTGGGGCGTCTCAGGGGCTACAGCGGGCATGTTCGTCTCGGTGCTCAGTTCGGCTTTGCGTCTCAGCAGGCTCATGGCGTGCCTCCCTCAGGGGTAGCATTCTGCGGGGTCGGCCACCAGAATAGTGCTACGGCTCCGACCTCGCGTTGCGACTCGATCCGGCCCTGGCGCTCAAGCTGCTTGAGCAAGCGCAGGGCCCGGTTGTAGCGACGGCTGTATCCCGGCTCACCGGGGCCGGCGCCGTAGGCAGCGCTCACTACCTGGGCCGTGCTCACCCCGTCGGGCGAGCATACGGCGGCTTCCAGCAGGGCCAGCTCCTCGCGCTGCGGCAGGTCACTCATGCCCACCACATCCACGCCTGCCAGGGCACCAGCACCAGCGAGGCGCCAGTGCCCCCGTATAGCCAGTCGAACCCGGCCTGGGGTAGAAGTTCACTCGGCAAGTCATTCATGGGCAATCCTCCTCGCAG